AGACAACGAAAGCAACTACAGCCTATACAATGATTCAGGTGCTTGCGATGGATTCTTGGCTTTTACTTATGGTCGTAACGAGATTATGAACACTGAAAGACTGCGACCACCGCAATCAATTACATTACAACCTAAAGTCGGCAGACAGTTAATGTTTCCTTCGTGGATGCAACACATGGTTTATCCGTTCTTTGGTGAAGGAGAAAGGCGAACTGTTGCTGCAAATTTAAACTGTTGGAAACAAAAGGAACTAAAAAATGACTAAGAAGAAAAAAGACCCAAGACTTGCAAGAGCAGGAGTTAGTGGTTACAACAAACCCAAACGTACTCCAAAGCATAAAACTAAATCACATGTTGTTGTAGCTAAAGTAGGCGATAAAATTAAAACAATTAGATTTGGACAGCAAGGAGTAAGGGGCGCAGGTAAAAATCCAAAAACAAAAAAAGATAAAGCACGGAAAAAATCATATTATGCTCGTCATAATGCACAAGACTCAAGCCCAAGTAAATTAAGTGCTAGGTATTGGTCACATAAAGTAAAGTGGTAATAATAAATAAGAGGTAACATGTACACAGTAGGCGATATATTTCCTGACTTTCATCTTGATGGAGTTAATGAAAAAAACGAAGTAACTAAATATAATTTTTCAGATTTAAATAAATGGTCTGTCATATACTTTTATCCTAAAGATTTTACATTTATATGTCCTACAGAAATTTCTGAGATGGACAAATTAGTAGATGAAAATGTATTTGTCATGGGAATTAGTGGAGATAATGAGTTTTGTAAATTAAACTGGAAAGAAAACAATTCTATGATTAGTAATATAAGACATCCATTAATAGCTGATTGTGGTCTGTACTTATCAAGAGATGTCGGTGTTCTTTCTGAAAACGAAGGTGTTTGTTTAAGAGCAACATTTATTATTGATGATGAACAAATAATTCAACATGTATCAGTAAATGCTTTAGATACTGGTCGTAATGTAGATGAAATAATTAGAACATTAAAAGCCTTACAAGCCGGAGGACTAACAGGTTGCTCTTGGCAAGAAGGCGAAGATTTTGTAATATAATAAAGGTAAATAAATATGAAAGATAATTTTAATAGAACAATGAACTTTTGGAACATAGGTTTGACTGATTGGTTTAAAACTACGTTTCTTGGTTATGAAGAAGTAAAGGTTCGAGCTAGAAATAAAAAAGGACATTTTGTTAAAGATAATCCTAAAACAAAAAAGAATGAAGCATACAAAACTGTAACAAAAAAAAGAAAAAAGAAAAATGCCTAAAAAGAAAAAGTCAACAGTAAATAAAGCAGGTAACTATACAAAACCTACTATGCGTAAAAGACTGTTTAATAAAATTAAAGCAGGAACAAAAGGCGGTAAAGCAGGTCAATGGTCTGCTAGAAAAGCACAAATGTTAGCAAAAGAATATAAAGCTAAAGGCGGTGGTTATAAATAATGGCTTTAAAAAAACCACAACAAAGTCTAAAAAAATGGACACAACAAAGATGGAGAACTAAAAGCGGTAAACCTTCTGCTAAAACAGGTGAAAGATATTTACCTGAAAAAGCAATTAAAGCTTTAAGTTCTTCTGAATATGCTGCTACTACTCGTAAAAAACGAGAAGATACTAAAAAAGGTAAACAACATTCTAAACAACCTAAAAAGATAGCAAAGAAAACCAAAGCCTATCGCAAGAAATAACTTTTGAAAAAAGGATATATAAAAAAGAAAAGTAAAACCATTCCTTTTGGTTATGAGCTTAGTGAAGATGAAGGTTGGTTAAAACCAATACCATCTGAGCTAGAAGTTTTAAATAAATATTCTCAAGAAGTCTTAGAAAATAAACAATCGTTACGACAAGCTGCCGAGCTAATTACTAGTGAAACAGGCAGAACTCTTAGTCATGTAGGACTTTCTAAAATTATAAATAAAAATAATCCTAATAAAAAAATAGGTAGACCTAAAGGGTCTAAGTCTACATACACCTACTCTAAAGTACAACAAAGAAAAATAAAACTTAATCAAAAGAAAAAACAATTACAAAAAGAAAAAGAAAAACTTAAAGCAAAAGAAAATAAATTAAAAACAGAAAGCAAAGTACTTAAACAAGCAACAACGCCTAATAAAATTAAAGAAGGTAAAGTTATTTCTTCAGAAGATTTAGAAACTGTTCCAGAAAAAATACAAGAAAATTTAAAAGAAAACGTAGCTTTTTATCCAAACGAAGGTCCTCAAACAGATTTTTTAGCTGCTTCTGAAAAAGATGTTTTGTATGGAGGTGCTGCAGGAGGAGGAAAAAGTTTTGCTATGTTAATAGACCCTTTAAGATATTGTCATAAAAAAGCGCATCGTGCTTTAATACTCCGTAGGTCTATGCCTGAACTAAGAGAACTAATAGATAAGTCTCGTGAATTATACCCACAAGCATTTCCGGGTGCAAAGTTTAGAGAAGTAGAAAAACTTTGGAACTTTCCAAGTGGAGCTAAGATAGAGTTTGGATTTCTTGAAAGAGATGCAGATGTTTATCGCTATCAAGGACAAGCATACTCGTGGATTGGTTTTGATGAGATTACACATTTACCTACTGAGTTTGGTTGGAACTACTTAGCATCTCGATTAAGAACCACTGATTCTAGTATTCAAACATATTTAAGATGCACAGCAAACCCCGGTGGTGTAGGCTCTCATTGGGTTAAAAAAAGATATGTAGAGCCTTTTGAAAACAATAAATCTTTTTTAGGTAAAGATGGATTAACAAGAAAGTTTATACCTGCTAAGTTAGAAGATAATCCGTATCTAGCTAAAGATGGAGTTTATGAACAAATGCTTAATTCATTACCACCAATCCAACGTAGACAATTGCTTGAAGGTAATTGGGATGTAGCAGAAGGAGCAGCTTTTGTAGAGTTTGACCCAACAGCACACGTTATTGAACCTTTTGTACTTCCAATAGGCTGGGAAAGAGTAAAAGCTATTGACTATGGCTATGCATCTGAGTCTTGTTGTTTATGGGGAATAGTAGATATGCAAGATAAAACATTGATAATATATAGAGAATTATATAGAAAAGGCTTGACAGGAGAAGAATTAGGCTCTATAATAGCAGAAATGGAAATGGATGACCCATTTTCAGTAAGTGGTGTATTAGATACAGCAGCATGGGCTAAAACAGGAACGACTGGTCCAACTGTTGGAGAAGCTTTAGTAAAGAAAGGACATAAGCTCAGAAGAGCAGATAAAAATAGAGTACAAGGTAAAATACAAATACACGAATACTTAAAAGTAAGAGATAGCGGAAGACCAAAACTACAAATATTTAACACATGTCCAAATTTAATAAGAGAATTACAGAGTATTCCATTATCAAAAACTAATCCTGAAGATGTTGATACACATGCTTCAGACCACGCCTATGATGCGTTGCGTTATATGATAATGAGCAGACCAAGAGTGGAAAGTCCATTTGATAGGATTAGAAATTTAAAAAGAGAACAATTTTATAAACCATCTGATTCTGACTTTGGATATTAATTATGGCTGATAATGACAATACATTTTTAAGTGCTAACAATCTATATATAGATGTAGAAGGAGAAGTTGGTAAAAATTTAAATTTAGAAGAAAGTCAAATAACAAATTTAGTAGGTATTGTCACTGGTAGATTTGCTCAGTCAGAAGACTCTAGAAAAAAAGATGAGAAGCGTTGGCTTAAATCTTATGAAAATTATAGAGGTCTTTATCATAAAGGAGTTAGATTTAGAGAGTCAGAAAAATCTAGAGTCTTTGTAAAAATTACTAAAACAAAAGTATTAGCAGCCTTTGGACAATTGGTTGATGTTATTTTTGGAACAGGTAAATTTCCAATAGGTATAACAGAAACTAAACTACCTGAAGGGGAAAAAGAACACGCATATTTAGATACTACTAATCCTACTCCTAGCATTGAAAACCCAATGCAATTAATGGATGAAGAAGAAGAAATAAATGGTAATTCTTGGGATTATGGTTTTACAGGCGATGGAAAAGTTTTAAAGCCCGGAGCAACTCTAGGCGATGGAATGTTTGAAGATTCTTTAGAAGATAAATTAGAAGATGAAGGATTATTACAAGAAGGATTAACTCCTGAACCAACTGCTCCTGAAATTAGCCCTGCTCAAAAAGCTGCTAGAAGAATGGAAAAACTTATTCACGACCAAATTGAAGAATCTAATGGTTCATCTGAAATAAGAAATGCTTTATTAGAATCTGCTTTATTAGGAACAGGAATTGTTAAAGGTCCGTTTAATTTTAATAAACAACTTCATAAATGGGAAGATAACTCAGAAGGCGAAAGAAATTATACACCAACATCTGTTAGAGTGCCTCGAATTGAATTTGTAAGTTGTTGGGATTTTTATCCTGACCCAAACGCTACTAACATTGATGAGTGTGAATATATTATTCATAGACATAAATTAAATAAAAGTCAATTAAGACAACTTAGAAACTTACCTTATTTTGATGAAGATGCTATTAGAGAATGTATTCAGTTAGGACCAAACTACGAAGAAAAAGGTTTTGAGCATCGTTTAAAAGACAATACTAGACAAGATGATTATGTTTCTAATTTTGAAGTTCTTGAGTATTGGGGAATTATGGATGCAGAATATGCTCGTGAAGTTGGAATTGAATTATCAGATGATATTGATGATTTAGATGAAATACAAATAAATGCGTGGGTATGTGGTAATAAATTATTAAGGGCAGTAATAAATCCATTTACACCTTATAGAATACCTTATCTTTCTTTTCCATATGAAAGAAATCCATATAACTTTTTTGGTATCGGTGTAGCAGAAAACATGGATGATTCACAACAAATTATGAATGGTCATGCAAGAATGGCTATTGATAATTTAGCATTAGCAGGTTCGTTAGTGTTTGACGTAGATGAGTCAGCTCTTGTTGGTGGACAAACTATGGATGTTTATCCCGGAAAAGTTTTTAGAAGACAAGCTGGAATGCCCGGACAAGCAATATATGGATTAAAATTTCCAAACACAGCACCTGAAAACATGATGATGTTTGATAGGTTTAGACAACTCGCAGATGAACAAACAGGTATTCCTAGTTACTCACACGGACAAACAGGAGTCCAAAGTATGACACGAACTGCTTCTGGTATGTCAATGCTACTAGGTGCTGCTAGTTTAAACATTAAAACAGTTGTAAAAAATTTAGATGACTTTTTATTGAAACCTTTAGGAGAATCGTATTTCCAATGGAACATGCAATTTTTTGAAGGTGATTTAGATGTCAAGGGAGATTTAGAAGTTAAAGCTACAGGTACTAATAGCTTAATGCAAAAAGAAGTAAGGTCACAAAGATTGACAACATTCTTACAAACTGCACAAAGTCCGGCTATTGCTCCATTTGTTAAAATTTCTAAATTGGTTAGTGAACTTGCCTATAGCTTAGATTTAGACCCTGAAGAAATATTAAACGACCCTGAAGAAGCAGCTATGATGGCACAAATAATAGGAATGCAAAATGCTCAACAAGAACCTAGCCCTACGCCTGAAGGTGTTGGTCAACAACAAGGAGGCATGGGAAGCCCTGATGGAACACCTCAACAACCTCAAGACCTTGGACCTACAGGGACTGGTGGTGGCAACATCGGAACAGGAAATGTACCGATTGCAGGGGAAAGTGAGTTCTCTGGCACGATTGGAACAACTCCCTGAACAAGTTAAAGAAGCAATAAATAGGAGATAAAAATGGCATCAATACTTGATAAAACCTTTAGACCTTTTCTAGAGTCTGTAGCTAGTAAACAAGCAGAGTCTAATCCTATAAGCAGTACTAGTGTAAGTACAAATACTATGAATACACAAGGAGTAGGTTCTTTATTAGATAGAGAAGGTTTTAATGAGGGAGGAGAATTAATGCCTGAAGAACCTATGATGGAAGAAATGCCAATGATGGAAGAAAACCAAGATATGCTTCCTGACGAAGAAATGGAAAATGAATACATAGATTTTATAACAGACGAAGCGTTGTCTGAAAACGAAAAAGATTATTTAATGGAAAAATTAATAGATGACCCTACACTTAGTGAAATATTTGATAAAGTGGTAGAGGTTGCATCAGAATTTTCAGGCTCTGGAACTGTTGAAGGTCCGGGGTCAGGAGTCTCTGATTCGATACCTGCAAGGCTATCGGATGGAGAGTTTGTTATAACTGCTAAAGCTACAGAAGAAATAGGTCCTGACAATTTAGACAGGCTTATGGGAATGGCTGAAGAAAATGCAAATAACAGACAAGCAATGCGAGGAGGGGGAATGACTTCTCAGGATATAAACCCTGCTCTTTTAAATGAAAGAGAATTATATACAAAAGATTCTTTACAAAAAGAAGGGGCAATAAATAATCCTGTTACAGAAGACATGAGAAAAACTAACCCTCGTTTATATTTAAATCCTCGTTTGCTATAACCAGTAAAGGAAACTTTACTATAATATAAACCGAAAGGCTACCTTTTACAAGACAAGCCCTGCATAGTCGACAAACGCAGCTACCTTGTTAATGAAGCCCTGAGTAGGAGTAAGAAAATGGCTGAAAATAAACAGCAAGAGGAAACGCCAAATCCTTATAATGCTAAAAAAGCATGGCACAATAGTGATGATAAACCTTTTATTTCATCTGAAAGTATTTTTTATGGTAATCAACCGGAACAGGTTGAAGCTGTAAAAGAAGAAGTTCAAGTAGAACAGGAAACTGTACAGGATAAACCTTACAAAAAACCTAACTACAAGAAACGATATGATGATATGAAATCTCATTACGATAAAAAACTAAACGAGTGGAGACAGGAAAAAGAAGAATTGTTAAATGAAGTATCTAGTAATAGACCTGAATACAAAGCTCCTAAAAGTCCTGAAGAACTTGAACAGTTTAAAGAACAGTATCCTGAAGTATTTGAAGTAGTTGAAACTGTTTCACATATGCAGAGTGAAAAGCGTACTCAAGAATTAGAAGAAAAGTTACAAACTTTACAACTAAGAGAAGCTGAAAAAACTCGAATAGAGGCTGAAAATAGTTTAATTGCAAAACATCCTGATTTTGATGATATTAGAAACAGCGAAGATTTTACAAGTTGGACTTCAGAACAGCCAATAGCAATTCGTGATTGGATAACTACTAATGCTGATGATGCTGAACTAGCTGCTAGAATTTTAGATTTATATAAAAAGGATAGGAATATAGAACCTACTGCTGTTAAAAAGTCAAATTCTAAAAAGACCAAAGCATCTGCTGCGGATATGGTATCAACTAAAACAACAACAGTTGAACCACAGCAAGATAAAATTTGGTCACAAAGGGAGATTTCTGCTTTAAGCATGGATGAGTTTGATAAGTTGGAAGACGAAATCAACAAAGCATGGACTGAAGGCAGAATCGTAAACTAAAACTATCTTAACTTTAAGGAGTAAGTATCATGGCTCAATATTTTGAACCCTCAACAGATACTAATGCTAACTTTGCAAACTCCGTAAGTGGACAGACTAATAGTTTTTTCCTACCTTCCGTCTATTCAAAAAAGGTTTTAAACTTTTTTAGAAAAGCCTCGGTTGTGGAAGCTATTACGAACACCGACTATGCTGGTGAGATTTCTGCTTTCGGAGACTCTGTAAAGATTATATCTGAACCCGTTATTTCTGTGTCTGATTACACAAGAGGTAGCGATACTACTGCTACAAAGCTAACAGATGCTGAAACAACTCTTGTAGTTGATAGTGCTAAAGCTTTCAAATTCATCGTAGATGATATTGAAACTAATATGTCACATGTCAACTTTAAAGAAGTTGCTTCTTCTTCTGCTGCCTACGCTCTTAAAGATTCGTATGATGCTGCTGTAATAGCTACTATGTTTAGTGGCTGTTCTACATCTTCACCTGACCATGTTATAGGTTCTGACAGCTCAACTGCTGACGCAACTATGACACATGCAACCAACTCTGTTGATTTGCTAGGCTCAGATGGAACTGGTGTAGATGCTATAGACCTTATGGCTAGAATGGCTAGACTATTAGATGACCAAAACGTACCTGAAGAAGGTCGATGGTTTGTCGCACCTCCAAGTTTTTACGAGGAATTGTCTCAGTCTGGTTCTAAACTAATGTCTGTAGATTTCAATGCAGGTCAAGGCTCAATAAGAAACGGCTTAGTTTCAAGTGGTAAGTTAAGAGGATTTGATATGTACAAGTCAAACAATATCGCTGCAACTTCAAATGCAAGTGGTAAAGTACTGGCTGGACATATGTCATCTACAGCAACTGCTAATACTATCCTATCAACTGAAGTCATTCGTGACCCAAGTTCGTTTGGTGATATTGTTAGAGGATTGCATGTATATGGCGCAAAAGTTCTCAGAGACGATGCATTAATATCAGCTTTTTATCTAATCGATTAATAAGCAAATGGTGTGGAGGAGGGAAATATTATGTTGTCCCTCCCCATACTTTTAATAATAGAGAATAGTATGTACGGAAAAAGAAAAAAAATGATGGGTGGTGGAATGGATTCTGCACCTAGAAAGAAAAAAGGACATGGGGGAAGAACAATGTATGCTTATGGTGGAAAAGTTCAAATGGATGGTTCTCAACCCAAATATAAAGATGATATGCCTAAATGTATGCCTAATTAATTATGAAAGTTAAAGCACCAAAAGGATACCATTGGATGAAACAACCTAAAGGCGGTTTTAAATTAATGAAACATAAAGGCAAGTTTGTTAAACACAAAGGCGCAAGTTTAACAGCTAATTTTGCAGTACAAAAAACACATAAAAAATAATGGCTACAACATATTTAACATTAACAAATGAAGTTTTAACAGAGTTAAATGAAATTAATTTAACTTCAGCAAACTTTGCAGATGCTGTAGGCATTCAAAAATTTGTTAAAGAAGCAATAAATAAATCTATAAAAGATATTTCTAACGAAGAACCTCAACTACCTTTTTTTAGCGCAGGAGTTAGTGGAGGAACAGACCCTTTTTATGGAAATGTAACAGTAGCATCTGTAGCAGGTACTCGTTGGTATCTTTTAAAAGCAGGTAGCTCTAATATTACAACAGATTATTCTTCTGTAGACTGGGAAGATTTTTACATTACAACAATAAATGTAAGCGGAGAGTCTGCCCCATATGTTTCAAAAGGTTTAAAATTTTTAACTGTTGATGATTGGACAAGATATTACAGAGATTCAGAAAACGAAGACGATGCAAATGCAGAAGCAAGAGGAGAACCTAGATATGTTATCAGAAGTCCAGACAATAGAAAATTTGGTTTAAGTCCAATACCTGATAAAGTATATAATATACATTTTTATGCTTTTAGTAGCCCTACAGCACTGTCTGCATACGGAGATACAATAACATTGCCTGACCAATATGCAAATGTTATTACAGCAAAAACTAGATACTATGTATATCAGTTTAAAGAAAATTTACAACAAGCTTCATTTGCTTTAGAAGATTATAAAAAAGGAATGAGGCATATGAAATCTAATTTATTAAACCCTCAACCAAAAAATATATCAGACGATAGGTTATATTTCTAATGGCTAGGTCACAACCATATGCAGTACCTCTAACAGGCGGTTTAATTAAATCAAATAACTCTTTAGAGTTGTTAAGAAGTCCCGGAGTTGCTACAAAACTAAGAAATTTTGAAGTAAGTATTGAGGGTGGATATAGAAGAGTAAATGGATATTCTGTATATAGTACTAATAGACCTAATACAAGCAATGATGTAGAAGGAGTATTTGTATATGCAGATGGTATGATTGCATGTGTAGGCACAAATATTTATTTTACACAAGATGGTAGTACATGGGTACAAATAAATAAAGATAGTGTATCAGCTAGTGGAGATAACTATAGTACATTTACTGGTAGGAGTGGTTTAACAATAACAGGACAAGACCAATGCCAGTTTGCTTTATACGAAGGTAGTAGTGATTATGGTGAAGTTATTATAACTGATAAAAGCGGTAGTAATAAACCATTTTATTTTAAAATGACAGGTACAGGAGATTTAAATACTAGAACATATTATGCAAAACAAATTACTGTATCAGGAAGTTTAACCGCTAAATTTTGTATTATACATGATAAACATTTAGTAGTTGCAGGAGATACAACAAATCCAAATACATTGTATATTTCAGGAACAAACGATGTAGATAGTTTTTCTAGTACTGGTTCATCTAGTATAACACTAGAAGACCAAATTGTAGGTTTAAAAAGTTTTCGTAATGAATTATTTATTTTTTGTCAAAACTCAATATTTAAGTTACAAAACATAAATGATTTAGACAATATAGCAATAGTTCCTGTGACAAAAAACGTAGGTTGTGTAGATGGAAACACAATACAAGAAATAGGTGGTGACTTAATATTTTTAGCACCTGATGGTTTAAGAACAGTTGCAGGTACAGCAAGAATTGGTGACGTTGAACTAGGCACAGTTAGTAAAGCAATACAGCCTTTAATTAACGATATAATGACTTCTACAGACACACATCAATTTAGTAGTGTAGTACTTAGAAATAAATCACAATATAGAATGTATTATTTAAAAAGCAATGATACAACAGCTACAGCAAGAGGAATTATAGGAACATTAAGACCTAATGGCTGGGAATGGTCTGAAACTTTAGGAATAGAAGCTCCAGCAGTAACATCAGGATTTAATTCTTCAGGAGTACAAAAATCATATCACGGAGATAGAAACGGATATATTTATAATCACGATACAGGAAATAGTTTTAATCCTGCAGGAGTATCTACAAGTATATTATCTATTTTCCAATCTCCCGATTTTGATTATGGAGATTTAGGAACTTTAAAAACTTTAGATTATGTTAAAGTATTTTTTAGTGCTGAAGGAGAAGTAAATCCAGTATTAAGAACAAGATACAATTACGGAGATTCAGATACTCCTCAACCTGCAGACATTACATTAGCAGGTATTTTACCTCCAGCTTTATTTGGCACTGCTACATTTGCTAATTTTGCTTTTGGAGGAGTAGAAGAACCTTTTGTAAGACAAGCTTTAACAGGAACAGGATATAGTAACTTTTTTAAAATTAGTACAGAAGATACAAATTCAAGTTATACAATTAATGGTTTATATATAAGTTATAGACCTTCAGGAAGATTATAGGAGAAATAAGTGGCACAAAGTTATACAAGACAAAGTACATTCGTAGATGGAGATACTATTACTGCTGCATTGTTTAACAATGAATACAATCAATTAGTAAACGCATTTACATATAGCTCAAGCAGTGCTTCAAGTACTGGACACAGACACGATGGTACAGCAGGACATGGTGGAAATATACATACTATAGGAGATTTAGATTTCCTTAATAAAATTGTTGCAGATAGTACAAATAATCGTTGGGGATTTTTTGTAGAAGTTTCTAGTGCTGCCGTAGAACAAATAAGATTATCTGATGGAGTATTTACTCCGGTTACAGACAGTGATGTAGATTTAGGTACTTCTTCTTTATACTGGAAAAATGCATATATAGATTCAATTACTACCACAGGTAATGTTGCAGTTGGTGGAAACTTAACAGTTACAGGCAATGCTACAATTTCAGGCAACCTAACATTTGGTGATGCAGCTTCTGATACAGTAGCTTTCAGTGCTGATGTTGCTTCTAATCTTTTCCCAAGTGCTGATAATACATATGATATTGGTGCTTCAGGCTCTGAATGGAAAGACCTTTA